GTTGGAGTAATTGGTAACTCGTTGGGTTGCTTGCCCAAAACAGTTGGTTCGAATCCAACACTCGCCAATGACGGAATAGGTTGATTTGGCAAGACGAAACGCAGACGTGATGATTGTTGAAAAGGGTTGATGAAGGTTTGCGATGAAGTGAAATGCGTTTCGTTAGCGGGTTCGAATCCCGCCTATTCCATTAGCCGGTTGGTTCACTCAAACAATACTATGAAAGGTAGTTTTGATGAGGAATGGTGTAATCAGTTTAATCAATCATTTACAACACCAACCGGCTTTTTTGAAACATAACGAAAGGAGAACATCATGGTTAGAACATTAGAGATTCCAGAAGAAGAGCCGGAAACGGTCGACGCAATGGAGACGGAAAACGGGGACACAGTCCCCGGCTCTCGTGAAGATGACTCTCACAAATCTTCGGAACCGGCATTGCCGGAACTGACCGATGAGCAGAAGATCGAAGCGTACATTCGCAAAGAGCAAGTGTTGCGAGATGCCCAGACCGAACTGGTGAACTTGGAACACACCGTTGCTGATTTGCGGCGGGAAATAAATGGTTACAAAGAGCCGATTGCCGATGCCCGAGCAAAGGTTGCAAGGCTTATCAGTTGCGATGTCCACGGTTTTTTGAAGTGGGAACAAGAGCAGGAATTGCCCTTGCTGCGAAAAGCGGAAGCCGCCGCCAATGCTTGGCGTTATGAATCGGTTGAGAAACTTGACGTGACCGAAAAGGACAAAGAGCACTTGCAAGAGCATTTTGCGAATTGCGGATCGGTTGCCGATTGGCTCTGCCTTGATTTTCCCGACAAGAAAAAGGGCTTGAACGGTGAAGCAACGAAAGAGCGGTTGCGAACTGCGATTGCCAAGATTTCGGGAACGGAAACAAAAACGGAGCCCGCTGCGAAGGCAGCGGAACAAGCAGCATGAAACGCACCGGACTTACCGAACACCAATTCCAGAAGTGGATTTTGGAAGCCTTTGCGGGGCATCGGAATATCCTGATGTTTCGGCGAAATGTCGGGGCGACGGTGATCAAGAAACCGGCGGGAAAGAGCCGATTTATCCGGTTTTCCGAAGCGGGGCAATCAGATATTTGGGGCATTATCAAAGAGTACCGTTGTCCGGCTTGCGGCAAACCGCAGTGGGGAGTGCACTTTGAAATCGAATTGAAATCGGCAAAGGGCAAGTTGTCCGAACCGCAAGAGCAGTGGCTCAAAACGGTTGGCGAGTTCAATGGGAATGTTTTGGTTCTTCGCCCCGAAGGGCGTGAACCGTTTGGAATCAAAGAGCGGATTGAGCGGCTGTTGCATGCGTTCAAGTGCCCGGAATGTACCGAACGGATGAAAGAAAAGGCGGCGTGATTAACGAAAGAGAATAAAATGAAAGAATACACTCATTACAAAGATGTTTATAAACGGCACATAGAAGAGTTAGACCGTTACATATTCACCATCAAATACTTTGTCATTCCCATATTGATACTTGGTATTTTAGTGAATGTTTTCGCTCTTTTTATTTTGTCGCTTAATGTTATAGAGAAAAATCAGGACTTCCAAAAAGCAAGTCCAGCGATAATTAGAGAACCGAACGAAATCAATAACGACAATGCGGAAAATACCAGTGCGACAAAATCTATCCATTCCTTGCGTTTTGCGATGCCAAGATTTTCACCGGCAATGTCAGTGAGCCGTTTTTGTATGGCAAGATTAGCATACTGTTGTGCTCGTTCTTCCCGCTCTGCCATTTCCTTGCGGAATTCATTGTGTTCTTCGTGATCCATTGCCGAATCATCGGCGTATAAAACCATAAACTTTAACCCCCTAACCAACCGATATATGATATGTACCATTCCATCGAAAAAGCGTATGAGTCCCCGACCACGCAAGGAAATCGACACGAGCACTTACAGCGGCAGGTTTGCCGTCCGGCTGCGGGAGCTGCGGGACAAGGCGGGACTGACGACACGGGAACTCGCAGAGAAAACGGGAATACCCGAATCGACATTGCAGGCTTGGGAATTGGACAACCGGCAACCAACGATTATCGAACGGCTCCCGGAATTGGCTACAGCATTGCAAACTTCTCCGAGAAATATCCTTCCGAAAAAGTAAAAAATCGGAAAAATCTTGAAAATTCTGAAAAAATCTTTTCCTCTCCCACTCTTGAAAATAAGGAGTCTGGCAGATTTTCTGAAAGAACTTTGACTTTTTTTGAAAAAAAGTGCCTACCCCCTATTGCAAAACTTATATTTATAAGTTATAATGGTCGATATAAGGCATGGGACATTTCTCCCATCGCAAAAAAACGGGACTTGAAATTGCTGAAACAATCGCAAGCCCCTAGTAACCAACCTAACATCACTAGATCAGTTACCTATCTGGATTTTACCGCACAGCGGTATCTTGACAAGGGACTCTTCACAACCACGAAAGGAATTTGACATGAGTGACAAAATCGAAATCCACGGCAAGTACCAAGATTTAACAGCTCCGCAGTTTGAAGCCATCCGACATGCCATCACTCGATACCTCAACGGTGAAGCGGCTGACGAAGTCATCGAAGCCCCCATTGCAAAGCGTTGTGATTATTTTCACAAAGACCAGTTAGCGTGGGACTTTGCCGATTCAGATTCGAATCGGTATCGCTGCATTTTTCCCCAACGGCACACCCCGGGCAGACTCGAAGGCACACTTGTGCATTACGTGAACAAAGATGAGCTGGCACAAGTAAGTTGGATAGCGTTTCGTCCCTCCAAATAATACACCAACACTGGGGCGGGGAACCGCCCCGCAACCCATAACAAACATAACCAACCATGAAAGACCAACCGCTAAACCAGATCGAACAAGTTTGCCGAGAACTCGGCGAAGTGCAAGCCCTTATAAAATTGGTGCCAAAAGTGCACCGGATCATCGAACAAGTCGATGCGATTGACTTGGTATTGCAACTGCGTTGCGGCACCGTTGCTCGTGAAGAACTTCAAGTTCTTCGCAGCGAAATATCGGCGTTAATCCAAGGAGGTGCACAATGACTGGTATCGACGATTTGCAAGAAGCCCTCGAAATGAGAGCGGGTGTTGAAGCACTTGAACGGCTAAAAAAATACTTGACGTTTTGTACTCAAAGTCCGGAAAAGCAGTCCATGCTCGACGGATTGAACTGGTCGCTCGAAGCCATCGAGTTTGAAATCGAGCGAATAAAAAAACGAGGGAGGACAAGATGAAAACGATTGCCGAACAGTACACCGAATCGATTGATGATGACACCGCCGAAATCATTTGCCCTGAATGCGGCAAAGAAATATCGCAGTGGTACAACGAAGCCTACGAGTATTTGGAAAATGGGCAATGCCCATTTTGCGATTGCGAAGGAGTCGAACTTTGCGATGGAGAAGACATTGATGAGCACTGGTATGAGCGGTGCGATTATTGCAAAAGACAACAAGACTGCCGCAGGGAGGCGGCTATTTCGCAGTTGGAGGCGGATGAGCAGAGTAACGAACTTCTCCGGTATCGTTGCCGGGGTTATTAAATCCTCGTGGTTGGGGGGCGGTGCTTGCAGATCTCCCCCTCGTAACGCTGACAAAGTCAGCGGCTCACGAGTGTCGGCAGCACCGTTTTTTGAAACATTTTACAAACAGAAATAAAACAATGAACAGATCGGAAATACGAAAAATCGGCGGAAGCGATGTAGCGGCAATCCTTGGTTTATCGCCGTGGAAAAGTGCTCACTCGCTTTACCTGCACTTGATCGGCGAACTTCCGCCGCAAGAAGATAATGAAGCACTTGCAAGAGGGCGGGAAATGGAACCCGTCATTGCCGGTTTATTTGCTGTCAATCATTGCGAATTTGCGGTGTGTCAATCCGGCATGAGCACTCGGAGCGATTATCCGTTTTTAATCGGCAGCCCGGATCGGATTTTGTTTGATGATATGCCGGTTAGCAGTGATGGATTTGACGAACCGCCGAATTATTCCAATGTTCCGGTTTCGGGGTTGGAAATCAAGACCGCCGACATTACGAAGATGAGTCAGTGGGGCGAAGAAGGAACTGACGAGATTCCGGTCGAGTATTTGGTTCAATGTCAGTGGTATTGCGGCTTGCTCAATGTGCCGGATTGGTATATTGCCGTCGGTTTTGTGAAGCCGGGCAGCCGGAAGATTTGCGGTTATCGGGAATACAAAATTGAACACGATCCCGCTCGATACGCAGCGATGGTGAAGTGTGCAGTTGATTTTTGGCAGCACCACGTCGAAAAGCGAATCCCGCCGGAAATCACGGAGCCGGATACTGCAACGGTCGAGTATTACCGACGGCGTGAACGGAAGCCGGAATCAGCCGTATTCTGTGAACCGGAAATGGACGAAATGATCGGTGAACTGAAAGAGGCACAAGCAAACATAAAAAAATATGAGAAAGAATACGAACTGATCAAGACAAAACTGCTTTCCGAAATGGGTAATGCTGAAGTTGTTATTGATCCTTACTCTCAAAAACAAATGATAACGTTCAAAGCGTATGAAACAGCGTCGGTCGATTACAAGGAGCTGCTTGCCGAACTTGGTACCGCTGACGAAGTGATTGAAAAGTATCGCCGGAAAAACGTTTTGCGGCGGTTTTGTTTGAAGTGAAAATTTTTGAACCATGATTAAAAGAATTGCCAAGATTACCATGATTATCAAATCTGTAATCATGGCAATTATGGTAATCATGAAAATCATGGTTCAGAAAACTCCCCTAACCATTAACAAGAAAGGATAAAAACATGAGTGAACAAAAAGGCGAAGTAATTCGTATGCTTAGGATGGCAATAGGTTTGTCTGTAACGCAATTTGCAGACAAACTCGACGTCGATGCAGAACTGATAAATTTAGTTGAAAATGGGCAGCTTCCCGTTTCAGGGATATTATTGCGAAAAATGGCGGAAAGTTTACAGATTCCGCTGTCTTCACTTGAGTTGCTCATCTCAGATGCTTGCAAAATGAAAGTCGATGAGTCGTTTACTGATCATCTCGCCGAAACCATACAAGGGCTAGAAAAGATGGAAAATCAACTGCGTACATTACTTCATAAAGAAATGAAAGGAAAAACATGTCAACCACAGCATTAACCAAGACCTCCGACATAAAAGGATACTTGACTTCGAACCGGAACACGATCCAAGAGGCGTGTGCTCACGGCGTTGATCCCGACCGGCTCATTAAAACGGCTTGCCTTTTGGCAACTTCAAAGAATGGTGCAGCCATTGCAAAATGTTCTCCGCAATCCATTCTGCGGTCGATTGTCGATTGTGCTCGATTTGGAATCGATCCCTCATTCGGCAGGGCGTACATTATTCCCTACGGTAACGAAGCCGAATTGCAACTCGGCTATTTGGGTCTCATTGAACTTTCCAAACGGAGCGGGGAAATCAAATCGATCACGGCGGAACTAGTTCAAGAAGGTGATGATTTTGAAGTGGAGTTTGGAACGAATCCGCATTTTGTTCATCGCCCGAAATTTCAGGGAGACGGTACAGGTTACAAGTATGTTTATGCCTTGGCAATGTTTGCTGACGGGCATTTTGAGTACACCGTGCTTTCTAAGGCGGAGGTTGAAACCATTCGCAAGAAATCGAGCAAGGCACCGAACAGTCCTGCTTGGACGAATTATCCGGGCGAGATGGCAAAGAAGTGTGCGATTCGCAGATTGTGCAAAACGCTACCGCTGACGATTGAAGCCAAAGAAGCGATTGAGCAAGATGATCTTCGCAACAACGTCATTGATGTTGATGTGAGTGTCGGAAAGTCGGCGGCGGCATCGAAACTGGACGCGGTTCTTGGCATTGACAAAAAGGCACCGGAAACGGCAGCAGAAGTGATTGAGGTAGAAACAGAAACGGAAGATGAAGATGACTTTCCGTTTCCTGAATGAGGGAATAGGGATTAGAGGTGAGGGGCGAGGGGCGAGTGTTTCCTCTTCTCTCTTCTCTCACCTCTATTCTTAACCATTAACACGAAAGGAACCAAAATGAGCGAACCAAACAGACCTGAATTACTGCCTTGCCCGTTCTGCGGGGGAGAGGCGATATTAGTAGATGATACTCCTGACAACGATACAACTCCCTACTTTTACATTCGATGCGTCAACTACTGTGCGTCAACAAAAATACCAGAGGAGTATTGTAGATTGCAGATTGCGGTAGATTCGTGGAACAGCCGAGTCCCCGCCGCCCCGCAGTGGACAACGGAACCGCCGCAGGAAGAGGGATGGTATTGGGTTGCTAACATGCAATCTTCGCATCAATTTCCAAAAGCCGCCAAAGTGTTTTACACAAGAGATGGATGTCTTTTAGCAAACTGTGCAGGACACATTACTCCTGTTTCAGTTATGAAACATAAAGACTTTTTTTGGATGCCGATTATCATGCCGCCGCTGCCGGAAAGGAAGGAGAATGAGATATGAGCAAAATCGAATGGACGGACAAGACTTGGAATCCGATTACCGGCTGTACCCCCTGTTCGCCGGGGTGCATGCATTGCTATGCCAAAACGATGGCACACCGATTACAGGCAATGGGGCAAGAGAAGTATCGCAATGGTTTTGACATAAAGTTTCACGAAGCCTCTCTGAAAGAGCCGTATTTTTGGAAAACACCCAAAAAGGTTTTTGTGTGTTCGATGAGCGACTTGTTTCACGAAGCGATTGAGTTTGAGGTGATTGATCGTGTGATGAAAACGGTTGTCGATTGCCAACAGCATACGTTCCAAATGTTGACGAAGCGACCCAAACGCATGAAAGAATACTTTCATAGCAGACATGACAAAGATTTTGAAATATATCGAGATTTAGAGAATTTATGGATCGGGACAACGGTCGAAAATCACGACTCGAAAGGTCGCATTGAGATATTGAGGTCGATTAACTTGGGTTATAGATTCATTTCGTTTGAGCCGCTTTTGAATGATGTTGGAGAATTAGATTTTGGCGGTGTTCATTGCGGCATGCATTGGATTATCGTCGGCGGCGAGACTGGTGTCGGAGCAAGACCGATGAATCCCGATTGGGCGAGGTCAATTCGAGACCAATGTAGGGAGTGGAACATTCCGTTCTTTTTCAAAAAGATAGACGGCAAACAACCGATACCGGAAGACTTGATGATTAGAGAATTTCCAAAGTTGGGAGAATGATATGAAAGCGTGTAACGACTGCGGTCAGCGGGAGCGACCAATCATTATGAGTAGCGAAAGCGTACAGGCGATTCTCGCCGGGCGAAAAACGCAAACGAGAAGGGTGTGCGCAGACGTAAACAAGCCGCCCTATATGCCGGGAGACCGGCTGTGGGTAAAGGAGGCGTATTGTACGCCAGTCATCGATACAGTGTTTTTCGTGGGAAAGCAATCCGTGGGTTTGGGTAATAGATTTTCGGCGAATAGAAAAGGAGGCAACATGACCGGTGTAGACATGGCAGTGATCCTGATGTTTTTCGCCCTTGCCTTGGCGATGGCGGCAAGATGGATCGGGAGCAAGTGAGCCCGAAAGTATAATAAACGAAGCGGACAATGGTTAAAGCGGGTTCGATTCCCGCAGTCCGAGTGTTGACATTATCAACAAACGAAATGAAAGAATCATTCATAGTACACACGGCGTTTTATGAACCGATCAAGGGGCTTTCGGATAAGCAACTCGGCAAGTTATTCCGTGAATTGTTTCACTACTCACTAGGCGAAAGCAATGTGGGCATAGACCAAGTTGACGATGACATTAGGATGGCTTTTTTGTTTTTCAAGAACCAGATGGATATTGATAACAGGAAATACCATGAGCGATGTACAATAAACAAGGCGAATGCTGCACGGGGCGGAGCGTTGAACGGCAACAGCAATTTACGCAAAAAAACAAGCGGCGGGTTAGATGATAACCGAAACAACCCAGAGGTTGCCAAAACAACCGAACGGTTAAAAAACAAGCGAACGCAAGCGAACGCATGCGAAACGAGCGATTGCAAGCGAACGCAAGCGAACGCTGCCTATAATGATAATGATAATGATAATGTTAATGAAAATGAAAATGAACGTGGTGGTGCTAGCGCACCGCAGCCGCCGACATCGGAGGATTTTTCTGGACTGACGCAAGAATTGCGTGAAAGTCTTGAAACCTACTTTGCGATGCGTGCGCAGTCCGGTTTTCCGATTTTCGACATTCAGCAATCGACGATGGTCAAAGCCCTGCTCTCTGCGGTGAGCGGCGATGTCGATCGCGCGGTTCGCTGGGTCAAGAATGCGACGCAGAAAAACCTGCGGGATTTTTACGCCCCATTTGACGAAAACAAACAACCTAACAACGAAATCGGCTTACGCCGGGGCTCAAACAAAACCTATTCCATCGATGACGAAATTATGCGAAAGAACCAGCGTGAGTTCGAATCCCTTCGAGCAAGCGGCAAACTTGATGAAGTGTGAAGACAGAGCGTTTGCACCACCGCCGGTTTATGCTTGCGAAAAGTGTAACGACTTGGGGCTCGTTCCCGATATGCTCGGCACTCGCTGGCTTGAATGTCAGTGTGCGGTCCGCAAGCGTCAAGAACGGATTTTGTGTAATGCAGGATTCGATCTTGACGCAGCGCACGACCTTGCGGATTACAAGCCGTGGACTTCGGCAGCAGCGGCGGCGAAGTACAAAGCCGGTGATTTCGCAGAGCGTTACGATGATTTGCGAAAGCGGACTCGGAATTGGTTTTTGATTTCGGGTCAGTCGGGCAGCGGGAAAACGATGTTGGGTCGGGCGATTGTCAAAGCCTTGGTCCAGCGAACGAAGCCGGTGAGGGCGAAGGCGGTCAAGTATTATGAGATGATTCAGCGGCTCAAATCGAAATCGAACGACGAAAATTACTGTCGGTTTTTGTCGGAGTACACGGAACCGGAATTGCTTTTTATTGACGATTTGCTCAAGGAAAAAGCGAGGGGCGGTGAACTGACAGAGGCGGATACCAAACACCTGTTTGCGGTGATCGACAGCCGGTATGAAAGCCGGTTGCCCACAATCATTACAACGGAGTGTACAATGGGTAGGCTTGATGAACTTGACGAAGCGATTTACAGCCGGATGCACGAACGAGCGTTTGCAGAAATCGTGTTTTTCGGCGGAGAAGCGAATTATCGGAAAAGGAGTTAGAGCGATGAACAGAAAGACAAACCATTTGATTTTTGAGAGTCTCGTTCGGAAAGCCAAAGAGCGTGGATTTCCGATTTTTCCGGTGCTTATTCCGGCATATCCGTACTACCTCAATGGACTGTACGGATACCAGTGTTTTGCTTATGCTGCACCAAGGTTTTCCGGTTTGGCATTCGCGAAGAAAACCAAACTCCCTTTTTTTATGGAGAAATCGGTTGGTGAATTCGATACCGTTTTTGAATTTCCATGTGTCAAATACGTACACCCTCATTATTTTGAGAAAACCGATTTGTAACAAACAATAACCATTATGAAAATCATTGAAAAAAAACTGACGGAGATTCGGGAATACGAAAACAATCCCCGAAAGAATGACAAGGCGGTAGAATATGTTGCCGAAAGTATCAAGAACTTCGGGTTCCAACAGCCGATTGTGATTGACAAAGACGGCGTGATCGTAGCGGGACACACCCGGTTCAAGGCAGCGAAATCGCTGGGACTGGACAAAGTCCCGTGCGTTTGTGCGAGCGATTTGAACGAAGAGCAGATCAGAGCGTACCGGATTGCGGATAACCGGACGGCGGAGTATTCCGAATGGGATACTGCGTTGTTGGAAGAAGAGTTGAAAAAAATTATCGACATAGACATGAGTCAGTTCGATTGAGAATGGGGCGAACAGGAAGTCATTCCCACAAAAGAAGAAGAACATGTCGATCCAGCGAACATTGAAGAAAGTTTGCTAACGCATCTGGAAAATGTGGAACTGTTAGCGGTTCAGTTTAGTGGGGGCAAAGACAGCGTTGCAGTTTTGAACTGGGTGAAAACGGTCAACAAAACGCTCAATAAGGAAATGGTAGCGTTGTTTGTTGAAACTGGAGCGGAATATCCATGCGTTACAGCACACGTGATAGATGTGTGCAAAAGAATGGGGGTGCCTTTGAAAATACTGAATCCGAGAAGGCACATATTGCAACATTATGCTGAGAAAGAGAAATTTCCTAATTCCATTTTTCGTGAATGTATGCATGAATTCATTCATGAAACAACAGATAAATTCCTTCTCGAACAGAAAAAGACTTTTGTCTTGTTACGTGGCGGTCGAAATGAGCAGAGAGTGAAAAGTAGAAAATGTCAAACGAGTATAGAGAAAACGGTCAAGCATGTTACATTCAAAATCATTGCGCCTTTTTACTCGCTGACGAAGGAGCAATATGAGGAAGAGTTAAAGAAGGTTAGTGCGTTCATGTGGTCTGGATACGAAAAGGGCTTTGTGCGGACTGCGTGTTGGATGTGCCCTTTTCAAACAGACCAACAATTCGAGGCATTGCAAAAACACTACCCTGTGCTTTGGGAAAAAATGAAGCATTACATTCAAACGTGGGAGTACCCAGAAGTGAAGGGATGTGCATACAAAAAACGGCTGAACAAGTACAAAGAAAAATAGCATATAAGTGCCTCAAAGAACTGGCTAATTTTGCCTCTAACTAATCACATTAACATGACAAACATTCTAGTTTCTGCGTGCCTATTAGGAGATTGTTGCCGCTGGCATGGTACAAAGACTGCGACAAGCAGTTTTATCAAGAAATACCTTGCAATGCACCCTGAGACTGAATTTATATCCGTATGTCCAGAAATGCTTGGCGGATTGCCGTGTCCTCGTCCAGCAGTTAAACGAGTGAAGGGACGAGTCTATGAAACGTGTGCGGATAAAGCACTGAGGCGTAATGTAACCGGAAAAGATGTTACGGAATCGTTTATCGCAGGTTCCGAAAAAACGCTTGCGATTGCTCAAGAGAATGAATGCGAAAATGCTATTTTTTGTAAATGGTCTCCCTCTTGCGGTGAAACAGGTTTTGCAACCAGATTATTGCAAGCACATGGAATAACAGTAGTACATACTTTTTAGCACCCCATTCGCACATTTAGCGAATGTATGGTACAATCGTTGATATAGGATGTCGAACACATACAAGGTATGTCAACAGATTACAGGGGTTGTATCCAGTGTTCCCGGATAGCGATGCAATGTCCGCATAAGATTGCGGAGTTTCCCGATGATGGAACGGTGTGCCCGAAGGGGTATAGGGTGGAGAGGAGAGAGGAGAGAGAAGAGAGGAGAGAGGAGAGAGAAGAGAGGAGAGAGGAGGAAGGAGAAAAGAACGCTTGCGGATCCTCTCTCCTTCCTCCTTCCTCCTCTACTCCGAAAGGTATCAAGACGGAGAAACGTGGTTTAACCCCGGAGAAGCGGCGGGAGATGTCGGAGCGGGCGAAGGCGCGGTGGGAATCCCTCTCACCAGAAGAGCAGCAGGCGCATCTTGAGAAAATTCGCAAGGGTAAAAAAAAAAACGAGAAGCCAACTCGATAAGCATATCGGGCTAGTCCGAACGATTTGGCAGCGGTATGGTTACAACACTGATTCGTATGATGATTTTATGCAAGACGCATACGTTGTTGTTTTGACGGCAATCGACGAGCACGATCCGAACCGGGGACAGTTATCAACGTGTGTTGCGAAAGTTGCCCGGCGGTTTTTGATGCGGAAGCGGCGTGAGCAGAACAAACGGGCATTGCAACATCATGCCGGCAAAGTCCACGAATATGAGCGTACCAGCGAAGCGGGGGGAGAGGCAGCGTATCCTTACAAGTCCGAACAGTATGTTAAAGAAAAGGCGGGTGAGTTATGGAAATGATTGATTCCAGTTCGCCGACACAGTCGGCGGCTCTCGAGATTGAGCAAATTGAATCAACCTATATTGACGCTCTTTTGAACGGCGAGAAGACTGTAACGGTTACCTCGACGGAAACGCCGAACGGTGTGATTACACAAAGAGCGGTCAAGCGTGTTCATTCAGCAAAGAACTGTTTGGAATACCTTCGTACAATGAAGCCGGAGAAGTGGAGCCCACCACCGCCGGTTCAACAACTGATGATCAAGCAGGAAACGATAAATACGGGCGTTGACGAATTGCGGAAACTTTTAACGTTTGTACCGAAGTAGGGATTAGGGGATAGGGATTTGGGGTCAGGGATTTGGATCCCTTCCCCCTGACACCAAATCCCAAATCCCAAATCCCTCTCTTATGACCATTCAACTGACAGAACATCCCGAACAGCAGAAACTTGTTCAAGCCCTTTTGGGGGGTGTGAAGAAGCGGATAGCGGTTGCTGCCGCCCGGCGGTGCGGAAAATCGGAAATCATCGCCCGAACGATGGTGAGCATCGCCGCCTGTTCCGCAGCGAACATCTTGATTTATTCCCCGACGCTAACTCAGACGAAACAGATTTATCTGCCGAAGTTTGAGGATATTTTATCGAATCCGAAAATCGGCATTTTGCTTCAGCGGTTCAACAAATCGGATTATGAATTTCGATTTCGCAGCGGAGGGCGGATTCTCTTGGGGAGTGCCGAAAACTTGCCTCGTCGTGAAGGAGTCGATTGGCATTACATCGTTTGCGATGAAGCGTCTGATATTCCGCCGGATCGGTTGCCGATAGATTCGGGGCTTTTACCGGCATTGGGGCGAACTCACGGTGTTGCGGCGATTATTGGGGTGCCGAAGGCAGCAGCAGTCGGCGGGGCGAGGTTCAAAGACTTGTTTTTTAAGTGGAAAGACGAAACGGAAACGGACTCTTTTTATGCCGCATACGGCTGGTCCGCAGACGGGATCATCGAGCAAAATGTCATTGAGCATGCCCGGGAGGTTATGCTGCCTCGCGAGTTCAAAGAGCATTACGGCGGCGTTTTTACGGAAATTCAAGGGGAGGTGTACTATGCCTTCAAGGAAGACAACATCGTTCACAACACGGAGTTTAATGATGACGACATCATTTACGTTGCAACGGATTGGAATGTTAACCCGATGGCTTGGGTGTTGTTTCAAGAGCGAGTGGTGAGTGACGAGTGGTTAGTGGCTAGTAAGGAAAGAGAATCTCTCACCACTAGCCACAAGTCACTCGCCACTTACGTAGCCGTTGACCAACTTTACATACGGAATACGAACACGTATGAGTGCTGCGATATTTTGAAGAAGCGGCTTGCGGGGCGAAGGAATCCGCTGGTGTTTCTCGGCGATGCAACGGGGCATAGCCGGAAAACTTCGTCCATCGCTTCGGACATTCATATTATCCGGCAGCAGTTTCCGTTTGATACCCTTGCGTATCAAAAAGCAAACCCGTCGGTCGATTTGCGGATTGCGAGCGTCAACAATGCCCTGCTTCGCAAGCGGCTTTTTATTGACGAACGGTGTACCGAACTGATTAAAGACTTGGAATCGACATCATACAAGCCCGGCACGCTTGACATTGACGCAAGAAACCCAGATCGAATCCATTCAAGCGATGCATGCGGCTATTTTGTTTATGCCAAAATGCCGATTCAGCGGGATAATCCGATACAGGAAACGGTTGGGGGGGTATATGTTCATAAGAAGGAGGGGAGGAGAGAGGAGGAAAGGAGGGGAGGTGTCGCAAGCGGTGTGCAGAATGTATCAAAACCTGCTTCTATGCCTTTTTCTATTAGTGTGAAAAGGGGTAAATAGAGTGAAAAGTATAATAGTAGTGTATAGAGAATAGAGGAGTCGCAAGCGATGTTCTCTCCTTTCCTCCTCCCTCCTCTCTCCTTTCCTCCTCACATGATCTACTTCACTACACTCTTGCTCTCTGTGAGTTTGACGATGATACTTGTCAGGTCGAAACTGACGGAGTCGTTTCGCAGTGCGGTGATGAAGCGGTATCCGCCTAATGGTGTGACGTGGGGATACCTTGTCAACTGTACGCAATGCAGCGGGGTATGGGTTGGACTTGTTTGTGCCGTTTGTACCATACCGGCTTTCGCCGGGACTCGTTCGGTATTTGAAGTCATTCACTTCGTTGCCGTTGTGACGTTTGGAACATCGCTCGGTGCGTTGCTTGCCGATACGTATTTGTTTAAGTAGGAGAGAGGAGTAAGGAGTGAAGGAGCCGCAAGCGTTATTCTCTCCTTCCTCCTTCCTCCTCTCTCCTCCCCTCCTTTATGCCTACATTTTCAACCCGATCAGCACAACAGACGTATGCCAAAGCGGCGGCGGGATTGTTGCCTAAAATCATTTCCCCCACGGGAAGTATTCAGGTCAATTACACGCTGCTCAAGGAGATTGCGCTTCATCCTATTGTGCGGCTCGGCATTGAATTGATGATCGGTATCATCTCGAAATCTTCTTGGCATATTACTGTCAATGAGAATTCGCCGCATTATGCGGAGTTCACACACGAAGAGATGGAATCGATCCGGCTTTCGTTTCAAGAGAACCTGAATGAATTCAGAGATGATATTTTGAACCTAGCCCTTCGGAATCAAATCATCTACGGCTGGCAGGCGTTTGAGCGAATCTTGAAATGGGACAGCGAAAAAGAGCAATACCTTGTCAAAGAACTGAAGCCGCTCTTGCAAGAGTTTACGTACATTCTTGTCAACGAAGAGGGGGATTATGCGGGGATACGGAATATCCCGCCGACTGACGGGAAACAAGTTGACATTGCTGCTTCGGACTTGATTCTGTTTAACATCGATGTCATCGGGCAGAACTGGTATGGTACACCGCTCTTGCTCTCCGCCATTGAACCGTATTTGGAATCAAAAACGGTCCAGCGGTACAACAACAGTTTTCTTGACAGGATTTCGCAAGTGTCGGGAACGATTACGTTTCCTATTGGCAAAGAGACCATTGGCGGTGTTGAAGTCGATAATTTCGACATAGCGAAAGAAATGGCGGCGGGACTTTCGGAAAACTCCGTGGTGGTGATTCCGAACTCTTCACACCGAGAATTGGACTTGTCCGCCCCGCAATCCCCGGCGTGGAGTTTTGAACCTATACCTTTGCAGAACCTTTCGGTCGGCAGCATTTTCAAAGAGAATAAAGACCATCTGGAATCGCTTTTGATCAACGCATTAGGCTTGCCATCGCGGGTTGTTCTTGACGGGCAGTTTGGTTCTTACAGTTCGAATCAAACCTATCGGGATTGTGCCTACGATATTTTGCAAACCCGTCAAAATCGAATAATTCGGGTGCTCAACAAGCAGTTCCTTGATCCGCTATTGTCGCTGAATTACGATGCGCCGGGCTTGCTCACGATCAACGCTGCTCCGCTTGATGATGATTCGCTGCAAAACATCTTCCGGCTTTATCCGCAACTGAAGGATGATCCGAACGTGGATCAAGCCGCCGTGAAAGAGCGGCTTGGAATACCCGACACCGACAAAGAAGACAAGTTTGAAGTGATTGACACGGAGTTCGCCGACATAGTCGGCGGCTCTCGTGCGAAGCCGGAAATGGATGGGCTTTGGCTCAATGTAGGGCAACTGGCACAAAAACTCAATATGTCGAGTAATTCGATTCGTTCACGGCTCAAACGTTTTCAAGCGATTGACCCTGATTTTAACGGGATTTGGCGAGGCACCGATAATCGGCTTCGTCTCAATTCCAACTTTGTGAAAGAAGTTTTTAACTTGCCCAATGAAGTACATTGGGGTGAAGAACAAACCCTTTTTTGAGGAGTAAGGAGTAAGGAGGCGCATGCGTTTTTCCCTCCTCTCTCCTTCCCTCCTTACTCCTCTACTCCTTTTATGTTTGCAACGATACAGGATTTATACATACGGTTCGGTCGGGAGAATGTTCTTTCGGCGGCGAATTTTGACGCACTTGATACGACTGATCCGGCAAGTATTCCGGTGATTGAGTCTCGGATTGCCTACTTTTTGCAGCAAGCGTATGACTTGCTTGCCAATGCGCTGCGTCAAGGGAGTTACGATCCCGATGGTTTTTCGGCACCGTATCCGGCAACGCTTGTCAATGCGAACAGCGAAATTGCTTTTATGCAAATCTACCGGACTCGGCATAGCGAAGATGAGACCACACCGGATGCGTACAAAACGATTGAAGACAACAATTTTCGGCTTGTTCGGGATATTCAAGGGGGTGCGGTGCGTTTTTCTTCAGACATTGCAAGAGCGAAGAGTTTTCCGGCGGTTGTTCGACCGGGATATGCGGCAACGCCGCAGAAGACGATGCCGCCTGCCCGTGTCAATGGGATTTTACCGGATCGCAATGGCAACATTGTGATTGATGAATACGTGAAGGCGGCGGTGTTTGATAGTTATATGAATGCACCGTATCTTGCGATTGCAGGAAAGACGTATGTCGATGTCGATACCGGCAGGGTTGGATGGAGTTATGTTGGACCTAACGGGACGAATCTTTTTGTAACGATCACGGGCGGCGGTGGAGGCGTCGGGACTGACGATTACCGCAATTTGAAGTACAAGCCGATGATTAACGGCGTTGTTGTGAGCGGCGAGCAAATCGGCAAGGATTTAGGACTTGCCGATTTAATACAGTTGCCGGACGGCGGAACCAAAGATTTATTCGATGTAGAAAACGAACTGTTTTCGGAAATCGAAACCCGGACAAGAGAGGATACCCGAATTCAAAATGCAATGAATTCGACGCTTACCCAGAATTATCGAACATCCGTTGATCAGGATACGATTGATAACGGAATCAAAGCCGACAAGGTATCGAAGTCCGCATTTACTCATTCCACGTTGAATCCGAGCGGACACGTAACGATGTGGCTCGAACCAGTTATTTTGCCCGATAGTATTGTTATAAACTTTCTAACGTATCAGCCGCTTCAAGGTACATTCAATCCGGGCAGTATTGCGTTGCCGATGAGCGATGACACGAAAGCCGGTTTGATGACAAAGGAACAGGCGGCGGCTTTAGAATTATTTAGTATACGGCTTGCCAATCTTGAAGCCGGGGCGGTAGGCAATACATACGTCAATACGTATGCCGATTTGCTTGCAATCGACACGACGGCATCGGAATGGGTTAATAACCGCCCCGTCGTTGTCAGAGCAGATGAGCAACACGAAGGACACACCACTACCTATAACTACTTGCCGGAAAGTACGGACCCGTCAAAAACAGACAACGGTTTCGTCTTTGGCATTGTCATTCAAGAAGTGCCTTATGGTGTTGCTACGACGAGCGTGCTCGGCATGATTTTGAGCAGTAGTCTTGCCGGAAAAATATTTGTCAATCCTAATGGTATAGCCGATGTGTCAGGATGGGACGCTCTGGTTGCAAGAGTTACCGCACTTGAAAATGCAAAAAAACAGCAGTTAACATTCAATACAACACACGACCATAGCGGCGGTTCGATGGGGGCTATAACTCAAAAAGACTTCACGGAATATGCCACTGACGCACAAGCACAAGCCGACAGATCAGGAAATCAAGCTCTCTCACCAATGCAATAAACATGCCAATTTTCGTTAATGGACAGGAAAAAAAGGTTTTCGTCAACGGCAAGCAGATGGCAGGCTACGTGAACGGTGTGAAAATGTTCGGCAGTGCCCCGCAGATGGACATAACTGACCCTGCGATAATCGACAAAATCAAAGCCGTTATCGAGCGAAACAAGAGTGTCGGCGCAACTTATAACTACAGAAGCACGCCCGTTATGACCACAGTGTCTGGGGCTTGTGTATGCGCTAGTAATAATATAGTTTGCATGATCCCATATTCCGGCACAGCATTTACAAATTACAACACAGAAACACAGACGTATCAAACGTGGGGCAGTGTGCTCGGCGGTTCTGTTTTTGCATGCTTGGGGAAAAATGGAAAAGTATATTTTACCAATGGATTGTCTATTTATGAGGCTGATCCAGTCGAACGCACAGCACACATTGCGGGAACGCTAAACAACACGGCACTAGGATGTTCATTAGGACGAAATGGAAAAATATATTTTGGTGGTTATGGTGCGGCGGGAGAGTATGTACAAACAGCAGAATTTGATCCTGTTACAAAGTCAGTAGAATACTTTGGTGTACCTATCAACGTTGCTGGCATGTGTATGGCACATAACGGCAAAATCTATGCCGTCATGCGCCTGGGTACGCAAGTAGTTGAAATAGACACCGACACGAAAACTACAACTCTGTTTGGTAATCTTGCGGCTGGCAATGTTCGAAACATTGTCTATTCACCGGCAACACGTAAGATATATGCGATTCCGGGCTTTGTACCGAATCCGATTCAAGAGATTGATGTAGATAACCATACCACAAAAGCAGTATCCCCAATAATTTCCAGCACCATAAGTACGGCGGTGATGCAACCGGATGGCAAGATTCTGATCTTTGGATTTGGAACCAACGCCGTAGCAGTGTTTGACCCCGAGACATACCAATTAACGCAACGGTCACTTACTGCCCCCACAGGGTTTGCTTCTGTTTTATCACAGGACAATTCTATCGTCGCGACAGGAAATGAAGTCGCTGCCCGTGTATTAGTGCCTGACAAACCGCTTGAACTGTTTCCTCCAGAATGTTATTTATCGCCTTTCCTTAATACAGGCAATTGAGATGAGTGCATACTTTTTTCACATTTCGATATCGTTAGACCAGTTGCTCAATGCAATTTTGGGCGGCTACCCTGACGAGACGATTTCGGCACGGTGCTGGCGGGAGAAACGGCTACTGCGGTATGTGATTGACGGGTTATTTTTTAGGCAGTTTCGCTTTGAGAGAAGCATGTACTTGTGCAAAAAAGTCGCCGCCAGATGGAAAGGGCATTGTGAGCAGTGTTATGAGTGGGAACTGGTAAGAAAAGACTTGCCGGAGGTGTATCGAAAATGAGCAGTATCACCGGATATTGGATACCGAATGTGGATGCCGTGGAACTGCCGGGGACTCGGCGGATGCACTTTGAAAATACCAACGCGGAAAATGCAACGGTGCAAGTGAAGATACCGGAGTCGCAAATTGGTGCGGCGAACTTTTGGGGTCTTCGCAACGGCGGTGCTGTACACCCGCTTTACAGCGGTTTTCATATCAAGAGCATTGACATCGAGTATGCCTATCCGAAGGAAATCCGGGACAACACGGGAGCGAAGTACAACGATGACTGCGTTGTCGCAACGTTAAACTACGGCGAATGGCAGTTGCCGAATCAGGGGTATGATTCGGTGTTGGAGAATATCAGCAGTAATTATGCGGTTCCGCTGCGTGGATTGTTTTGGTCAAATCCAATGACCCCGGTTGCGAACTTTGCTGATCCGGTGTGGAGTGCGGTTTCAATGTATTTGCGGCGTGGGAACTTGCGGATTACCCGATCCTATACTGGTCGAGTGGTATCACCGATTTACATTCAAGCATACCATAACACGATTAACTCTGTCCCGATAAACCTGTTGGAGTGGGGGATGATTGTCCCGCCCGAAATGGGGCTCTTTACCGTTGGCAACTTTAGCCGAAGTCATAGCCGAGATTACAGCAATCCTGATCCGGCAGCGATGATTGATGTGTACTCATATTCCTATTCCATTGAACTAATTCAAGGGACTTGGAACTCGCTGATACACCCGATTTTTGGAACGTTGCTTCCGCTCTTTGATAGGCTGGGCACCCGTGTTTCGTTTTACCAGAAGGCGGCTTGGGATTTGGAAGCGTTGTTAGAGTAACAATGCGCCGACAAAGTCGGCGGCTCTCGAAAGATGACTGATACGCAAGCGATTTGTTTGACTGTAACCGTTTTTATTGCTGGTATCGTTTTCCTGATTGCCTTGGGAAAATTGAAGGGGCTCTCCCTGTCGAAAACCGGCGGGTTGCTGCTGCAAGGGGTTGATGCAACGAACGAAGTGCTCTTGCATATTCTTGACCATTTTCTTGACCAAGCACAGAAAAACTTCAACTATACGATGGTTGACGCAATCCACAAGTGTTCGTCCGATCCCGATATGCAAAAACGGATGTGTTACATATCTTTCGTGGACAATATCCTGCGAGAAATTTACACGATGGGACTGAACCGGTATTTGGAACTTGCCGGTCTCGGCAATGGTACGCTTGATTGCTATTCCAAGCATTTAATTCTTGCCTTGGAAATGCTGGTTCAAGAGCGGCTGGACGCTTATGAAAGGATGTCGAACATAGAATCTACGGAAACGTTCAAGAGTATTTTGCGTTCGAAGATTGAAAAAAACAAGTCCTATCAAGCGATGATTGCAACCTATATCGCAGATATGGGTTTGCAATCGGATACGGTTACAAGGAGTTAGGAGAGAGGAGTAAGGAGGAAAGGAGGAAAGGAGGAAAAAGTAAAAAAGTATAATAATAGTGTATGCCTTACATCAAGCAGTTAGCCTACGAGGGAGACCTGACGATTCCTGAAAAGAAGGGGGAACTGAAAAGAGTCTCGCTTTCCAAGGAATACTTTTCTGCCCTCGTCAAAAACTTCAACGAATTTAAGGCAAGAAGTATCAATGTTCCTGTAACGAAAGAGCATTTTTCTACAAAAATAGAAGACACTCTTGGTTATGTAACAGCACTTTGGGAACAACAAGACTCGAAGGGGCGTAACGCTCTGTATTGTGCGGTCGATTTTGATGAAGAACCAACGAACACGATACTCAATGCTGGTGCGTCGATTGAAACATCTTTCGCCTGTCCTGTTGTTGAAACAGGTGAGGTTTTGTTTCATTGCCTCAAAGGTGTTACAGTAACGCCCACACCGGTCATTGCCGGTATGGAACCATTTTCGCTTGCATTATCCCTTGGCAGAGACGGAGTAACCCCGGCTGCCGCAACCAGTATTTTAACAATGCCCGAACAATTAGCCGCTCTGATTTTTGAATTCCTTGGCGTCGATCCAACACAGTATGAAGGCAAGGAGACCGAACTTCTTGAATTCGTTGCGAAATCGCTTGCCGAATTGAAAAAGACGCCGGAAACGGAGACTGCGTCTCCAGCACTCGATACTCCCTCCGAAGAATCTGCTCCGGCGGTTGTCGAAGTGGAGACCGAAACCAAAGAAGAACCGCAAAGTGAAGAGCAAAAGCAAATTGCCGAACTTACTCTTTCTCTCAATCATTATCGTCAGCAGACTCGGCTTGCGAAACTGGAAGCCCTTGCCAAAGAGGGCAAGTTGTCCAAACCGGCATACGATAAAGCAAAAGCGATGTACGGCGGCAATCTTGCATTGTCCCGTGATGCCGAATTTAATGACTTCTGCCAAGTGATTGCGGCAAACACACCGGTTGCGAAAACGCAATCGCTGACGAAGTTGCAAACGCTTCCGATGAATACCGTTGAGAATGATCCGCTTGCCAAAGTGCAAGAGGCGAAGTACAAGAAGAGACGATAAATACGCCGACAAAGTCGGCGGCTCTCGTGCCTCATTTCCTCCTTACTCCTAACTCCTCTCCTCCTTATGATTACCAAAGACCTTACACTTGGCGAATTCCTTGTTAGCAGCGAATCCGCTTTATACAATACGGGCACCATTAAAGTAACCGCAGGAACGTCCGGTGCAACGATCCTTGCGGGGCAACCGCTCACGGAAACGGGTGCGAGTGCAACTGATCCTATCGGTATTTCGATTGAAAACGTTGAACTTGCTGCTGATGAAGTGGCGAACATTGGTGCAATCACCACTGGGCTCGGTTGTGTTTTGAACCTGTCGAAACTGACCGAGCGGTATCCGTCGTTTTATCCCGCTGCTCAACCGGCGTTGGAAGCCCTCGGATTCGTTTTTAAGTAGAGACGAGGGACTAGGGATCAGGGATTTGGGATTTGGATACATTGCCCCTGACCCCTAATCCCTAATCCCTAATCCCTTCCTCCTAACTCCTATACACCATGCCAACATTAAGACAATTTCAAGACCAAGGCGTTTTTGGGGTCATGCAAATGACCTCAGCAATCAATCGCATTCCCTACGCTCCGCGGCTCATCCAGTCGTTGCAACTTTGGAATCACTCTACTCCAACCGATACTGACACTCCTTTTATCGAGCGGCAGATCGGAAAGCGTCAAATCGTTCCGATTGTTCCTTACGGTGTTCGATTACACACTCACGATTCACCAAATCGAGAAGGTTCTCCGATGAAAACGTGGCCAATGAATACCTCTTCGAGTGTGAAGAAAACGGATACCGTTGGCAAACGCCGATTTGGTGAAATGACCGTCGAAACACTTTCGACGCTGTTATCAGATCGTCTTGAAGCCATGCGTCAAGACACAATTGAAAGTTCGATGGAGTATTACCGAATGCAATCACTGCTCGGTGATGTAAAAAATCCCGATGGTTCGACCGTTGTAAACTGGTACAACTTTTTTAATGTGACTCCGACGAACATGAACTATTCGACGGCGAGCAATGGTTCGAACGTTTTAGCCTATTGCAAGACGGTTAAAGACGCGATCAACGATGCACTGCAAGGTATTCCTTGTACGGGTTACGTTGGAATTCTTGGAGACAATGCTTGGAATGAACTTTTCAAGTCAACCGAGATTAAAGACTCCTACAAATATCGCAGCACGGGTGATCAAACGACCGCGGTGGCTTTTACGCAAGAAATTCCCGGTTCTCCGAATCCTAACCAAACCAGTATCAACTGGGGGTCTATGGCGAACATTTTTACCTACGGCGGTATTTCGTTAATGAATTACCGAGCAAGTGTGGATTTTCCAACGAGCAGGGCGGTGTTTTTCCCGATTGGGGTTCGCGGGATGTTTGATTCAGTTTTATCCCCTTCGACAATTACCGGTGTTGATCAATCGAAAGTGGAATCGGGCACCGAATTTTATGCTCACACATGGGAAGAGCCGGATGGTAGTGAGATGGGGATTTTTGCTGAAACGAATCGGATTGAAGCGAATCTCCTGCCCGAAGCGTGTATTCAAGCAACCTTCGCAGCGTAAAGAGTGGCTAGTGGTTAGTGGCTGGTTCCTAGAATCTAGCCACTAGCCACTAGCCACTAATCACTATGACAGACTATTTAGGCAACCTCTACACTCGTGTCGCAGATTATCTGTGGAATGGTTCTCAAACTGTTCCGCAGATTGACGGCATTAAAAATCACGGGGTCAAGATTGCCAACTTTATCCGCTGGGACAAGGCGGAAGCCGAAGCCCGATACCTTCGGCGAGCGGAGATTCAAGCAGCGGATATGCCCGAAGTTGAATTGAAACTCAATGGTATATCGACCGCCAACGTTGATTCGTGTCAGTTGCAGCACGATGTGACTTTTGCGTTAACAATTGCTTCGGGCACTTGGAAAATTACCAATGCAACGAAACTGTATAGTCTTGTGATGTCCTTGCTTTCTGTCTTGGAGCATACCAACGAGGCATGCGGTTGGGATATTGGTTTCCCCAACGCTTGCGTTGCGAATGCGGTGAACGGCAGCGGGAGCGTTGGGAAAGACCGGGAGATTCGCAAGAATCAATCGGGGTTTACGTTTGATGTGAATTTTACAATCCGCATTTTAGAAACAGTGGCTAGTGGCTAGAGGTTAGCCGCAAGCGAGATTCTAGCCACTAACCACAAACCACTAATAACTAACATGGTACTTAATTGCAATCGAGTCAGCGGTAAAGATGGGGCGTTTTCTGGACCAAACGGTGTCATTGCTCACGTGACGAATTGGACTGTCGGCGTTACGGCTTCGGCGAACAGTGAGGCTCGCAGCAATACGCAAGGCTTTCAAGTGAGCACGGTCGGTGCCGCTTCTGCCAACGGCGGATTTAACATCGGCGGAACAGAGCCGATTGTAAAAATCGGCGACCGGGGAATTTTCAAAGGCTATACCGGCGGCGGGACAACGAAGGGGCGGCTTTACGAACTCGCGGCGATTGTCAATTCTATCACGATGAACTGGGATTGGCAGAACCGAACGTCGGGTTCGCAGTATGCTTTTGTTTCGGATTACCAGCAAGCGGGTGATGAACTTCAAGTAAAGACGGCTTCGGAGATTCTGAAGGACAGCAGCAGGGCACGAAACTTTATGCCGCCTGCATTTTTACCTGCTGATCCCACGGCAACGCCGCCTCGACTGACGGATTTTTATCCGGTGTTGATCAACGGTTCACCGCTTTGTATGCAAAACGCAACGATCACGATGTCCGCACAGCCGAACCAAACGGCGGATTCGTGTACCGGCGGTTGGATGACCGTTTTGGGACTTGGAGCAACCAATGTCACGTTCAGCGGAACCGCCAGTTGCAACGACATTTCGTTAATCCCCGACATCGGCTCTTGCAACACGCTTGAGATTTTCACGGATATTTGCGATTTATCGAAGAAGTGGACGTTCCGGTATTTTATGATAAACGGCAAGGATGGTCTGACGACCGATATTGCTGGCGGCGGGGCGGTCACGTTTAACATTGCGATGACGTTCTCCGTGGCTTGCGGCTGCGATGGCGATGATGACGCAGTGATTATTGATCCGACCGGAACATACTGGCTTGGTGCACCGTCGAATCTCGTTGCAAAATCAGGTTTGGTTTTGCCAAATGCTCTTCTTGCAGTATGATGAGCATTTGTGATTGCAAATACGGATACTGTACCGGTTACTTGCCGAAGGGCTTGAACGTAATTCGCTGCGTCAAGAAAACGAACGTAACGAATGAAAAGTGCCCTTGCGAGTTATACGAAGTGCGGGAACCGGAAGTGATAAAACGCAGCGGGAAGGGATGCTGCGGAGAGAGAAGAGAGGAGAGAGAAGAGAGGAGTTCGCAAGCGTCTTTCTCTCCTTCCTCCTAACTCCTCTCTCCTTTACTCCTCAAAAGACAATGAATAACTTATTTACGTCAAGCGTCACGTTCAAACTTTGCGAGTTGGACGGCGAAGGGAACCTTGTTGATACCGAAGAAATTCGGATTCAAAACATCACCATTGCCGACATTAACTATCTAAATGGGTATATTAAGCAAGCCTACTTGACCGCTCAAAAAGATGCGATGAAGCATTGGACGAAGCCCGAGCGTGATGAGTTTATGAAGGTTGCGATGGACAATGTGATGGTTCTTTCGATTGGAACCAAAAAGGGCAACGACATTCTGTTTAACACCCTTGACGGAACATTGCATTGGACTTGGAGTTACGTCAAACACCGGTTTCCGTCGATTGCCGAATGGGATAAAGTTTTTCGCAGTGATAATCGTGTTTATGACGAAAGCCTCAAGCGGTTCAATGAGGCGTTGCTTGACCTTGCATTGCTCACAGGTCAAGAGGTTGCCGGGGAACTGCCCGATGTCAACGACAATCCCGAAGGGCTTGATACGATGATAAAACTCTTGATTGCCGACGGCATGCCGATTGACGAAGCGAAGGGGCTCACCCCGGAGCAAGCACACGAAATTATCAAACTGAAATATCCCGATACGGACACAAAAGAGCCGGAGTTTCAAACGGATGACCCAGAAGAGTTTAAGGAAATGTTGCGGAAAGTGATTAGTGGTTAGTGACTAGTTCCTAGACTCTAGCCACAAGCCACTAACCACTACTCAAATGAGCGAACTAACGGATGAAATCAAGATCCAGGTCATCAATTCAATCCAGGAGAGTGCGCACGGATCAACGCCGGTCAACATCAAAGACTTGGACAAGTTTATGTTGGAGGCTGTGAAGCATCTCGGCAAGAGCGGGGAAGGGGTTGGAATCAGTCAGACATCGGGTGGCGGGGCAAGCATTACACTGATAATCACCGGCTTGAAAGTTTCGGTGGACATTATGCATAAAATTGCCCGGCGGTATTTTACTCGGCAGCTGCGGTATTTGGATGAGCAAATCATTCCGTCTTCGCATTATGAAGGGGATAATGCAACTGCAACTGGACAAACCCGTGGTAGAATGCGAGTGCAAAGTATCACCGACAATATGGAACTTCGGGACAATTTTTTTCGGTTCAAAATGCCGGACGCGATACGGAAAGGCGATGTTGAAAAGCGACAAAGTCTAGCAAAAAAAAATAATTGGAAAGAAAAATATGGGGTTTTGCGAACTACAAAAAAAGGTAAAACGTACATGCGAAAAGGTCAGTCGTTTGCTGATCCAACAAAAATACAGAAAGGTAAACGCAAGGGGCAGCCTTACGAACCAAAAACCTACAACCAAGTAGCGGGTTACATTGAGCAGCGATTTGGCAAGCCGATATTTTTTTCCGGCGAGCAGGAAATCAAGGAAATGATTGTTACCGAACTGATAGAGGCAATGCGATGAGTTTTTGGAATTGGCTCAAGAGGGGATACAAAGACGAAGTAATGAGCGAGATGACTCGGCAGCGTCCGAGCGTCAAGGTCATTGCGGAGATTCCTCCGATTGCTCAATACGGCAGTTATGCTCATCACAAAGGGGTGAATGTTTATATCGATCCGCCGCCGGGCAAAGCGATTAGCAAGATTGCCGCTGCCGAATGGCTTGAGGATCAACTGGATTACTACGATACCCACGTTGTCGATGGTTCGAACGTCGACCGCCGAACAGGGCTTTTGACCAGCAGCGGTGCAACCCGGGGGCAGTTTGCGATGCGGAACGTGAAAGAGCATGAAGACGGTTTTTCGTTTCGGTTTCAAGAAAACAATCACCCTTCGGGCATGCCATACTCGCAGTTGGCAACGTTTATCGAAATTATGAAGCAGGTCCCGATTATCGCGGTCGATACGAATCATATTGCTAGAATAGTAGAAGAGTGTCTAGTGGCTAGAGTCTAGGAACTAGTCACTAGCCACTCGCCACAAGCCACTAACCACTACTCAAATGAGCGGATTAAAAATTAAAGTCGGATTAGATTTACAAGCAACGCCGGATAGTTTGCAAAAATTGCAACAGCAAACGCAGAAGGCGGCTCAAGTGAGCGTTGGCACGATGGCTCAAGGTGCCGGGCAAGTAGGGGGTGTGTCGGGACAGGGTGCGTCCGTTTTGGGGAATATCAGCGGGGTTGCCTCCAAAGCCGTGAGTGCCTTCAAAGCAGCATCGGTTGGTTTGGCAGCAGTTGGCGGTGCCGCCGCTGCAACGGGCTATGCAGTATTAAAAGCCGAGCAAGCGTATCTTGCTCTGAAAGAAGCGATTACCGGTGCCGGGTTCGCAACTGGCAAGGCGATCACCGCCGAGCAGGGGCGGCTTTCGGTTGCACAAAAGCAACTCGACATTCTGCGGGTGCAAGCGTCTTATGTCAATCAAGTGCGGGATAATCAGATTGCGTTAAACAAGACGCTCGGCGAAGCGACGTTAATCACTGATGCGATTGACCGGGGAATGACCACTTCGATTGCCAAGATTCAAGCGGAGTTCACGGCTCTTGCCGATTCAATGCAGCAGATACAAGCCAAGCGGCAGCAGATTATTGACAAGGCTTCCGCCGATGAGTCGAGGCAGGCGGCGAATGCCTTTGGAGAAATCGGCAGCCGGGGAATGTTCGGCGATTGGCTGGATGCCGTCAACGGCAAGCAGATGAATTCGTCAAACTTTATGATTGGCGATCAATTCGGAACGATTACGGCTCGCACCGGAATGGGCGGGCGCAAGACAGGGGAGTTTGAATTGCAACTTGGTGCGGAGACGAAGATTGCCCGAACGCAAGCACAAGCCGAAGCGATAATGGCGAATTGGCAAGCCGCCGCAAGGCAAGAGCGGGAACTCGTTGCCGAACGCAAGAAGATGAAAGAAGACGAAGAGAAAGCCCTCGCACAGCAGATTGCTAACGAAAAAGAACTCAAAGAAAAGCGGCTTGCGGCGGTTGCGAAATTGGAGGTTGATTCGTCTTTGCGTCAGGCGGGAATTGTTCGTAACCGCAATGCGGCGATTGACAATATCACCGGGGCGGATGCGGGGCAGTATGCAATCCAACGCACCCGAATCAACGAAGAGGCGAGCGTGCGGTCCCGATTTGAATTTGAACGTTTCAAAGTACAAGAGTCCGCCGCAAGGACTGGCGGGACGATTGACCCACAGCAGATGGAAAAGTTGCAAGCCCAAGAGGAGTCTGCTCTCCGGGCGATTGAGGCGAAAGAGCGTTCACTCATTGCAATCAACAACGTTTACAATGAGGTTGCCAACAATTACATGCAGCGGAACACGGCAGGGCTTGCGGCGGGACAGGAATGGGAACGCAACATGCAGTCGGTCTTGAAAATCGAATCGCAGTACCGGCAAGAAGTTGAAAAGGCAACGAGTGCCGAAGAGTTAAGCGTTGCCGAAATGAGACGCAAGACCGCCCTGACCGCCGAGCAGTTAAAGAATCAGATCAACCTACGAACCGTTCAAGCCGAAGATGCAATGCGTCAAGCGCAGCAGGGGGCACAGCGTAACCGCTCTGAACTGGGCATATCGAGCGGAGCGGATGTTGCCGCCGATTCGGCAAAGACGATCAGCGATTTTCGTATCAAGATATTTGAGGGAATGCGTTCGGGAACGATGTCCGCGATGGACTTTCAGATTGCGGGAATCGAAAAATCTTATGCACTTCAAATGTCGAAAGAAAAGGCATTGCATCAGCAAAAAATGCAAGACTTGCAAGCCTACGAAAGTCAGCGGGAGCAGCAGATCAACTTGGAATACGAGCAATCGACGCAAGCGGATCGGCAGCGGATTGCGGTGCTTTCCAAAATGCTGCAAGACCCGAATTTGTCGGCAAGTCAAAGGGCGGGAATCGAATCGCAAATGCAGCAAGTGCAGGGGAATATCAACAGTGCCGAATCAACCCGGCGGGAGGCACTCGATGAAGTTCGAACAAACGCAAGAGGTTCGGTTCGCACTGATGCGGCGTTCCGTGAAAATATGGCAAAGGCGGAAGCCCGGCACCGGGAGCAGATTTCGTATTTGAAAACGATTGCAACCAACACGGGCAAGGTTGTAACCGATGTCGCTGCGTCTTACAAAGAGACCAGTGCCGCCTTTTTCGGGCAGTCGAATCTAGGAACCTTCGGGATGTCCGCAAGTCCGTTTAGCCGTAATCCGCAAATGCCGCAGGGCTTTGCGGACCAACGGCTCATTGTCATTTTGGAAATGATTGCCCGAAACACCGCCCCGATGAGAAATTATACCAACTCCGCCTATTATGCTTGAGAATACCAAAATCCAACGAGGCATGCCGATAACCGCCAGCGATATTCGGCTTCTCAAAAGTTATGTCGAAGAGAATGCCGCCCGACCGATGGAGGGGCAACGGCAGGAAAACCGAGACATTCCTTGCGTGTTGAACGTCGATGTCCAGCAGTTTTCGTTTTTGCGAATTGCTCATTCCGATTTTTTGGATGATGTCGAGCCGTGGATTTCGGCAACGGCAACGGGCGGTCATAACTGGTTGATGTTTGAATCGGAATATCTTGCGGGTCAAACGGGTGTTTGCAAAGTAATTCCCTACGATATGCCGGTGATGCTGCGAACCGGCGGGAGTCCGCAAAACGGGCACCGATACAATTTGCCGAGCGTTCAAGAAGACGAAAACGGCGAGTTCACGTGCGTCGGCATGACGATGGACGCGGAGGTATTCTGGTATGTCCGCAATGCGGGAGTAGGCGGCGGCGGGAGTACGCCAACGCCGAGCGAAACTTTTGCCACGGTGATTCTCCCAATCTGCCGGGCGATCAATCCGCACGCCCAAGGCGATTGGAACATACCCTTCGGCAACGTTTTTGAGACGCAATTCAATAGCCGCTCACACTTCGCCGCCGCTTGCGGATACATCGCCATTGATGGCAAAAACTACTCCCCCGCCGTGCATCACGTCGATGACTCCGATCCAGATAATCCCGTTACGCATTATCGGAAGGCACTGCGAGTCCGAAGCGATGTCAACTTCGACTGTTTCGGCAACAGCGGCATTGACGGAGCCAACGCTCTTTACGAAACCATCGGCAAACTCCAGCGACCGGTCATCGAATACGTCGACGGCAGCGGAGAATGGACTCCGTGGACAACTTGGGCAACCACTACCGACATAAACCTTGCTTGGAAAGACTACGACATCGCCGCTTGCAAGACACTTGATTACAGCGAAGTCCTTGTGCCCGGAGAACGAGTTAAAGTGCTTGCTACCGAAACACATTCGTTTTATAGCGTCATCGACGATGTCCTCACCGCCGAAAGCAAAAGCATTACCATTGTTGAAGCACCGGAAAAATACACCGTTCAGTTTGAAGGTTGTGCAAACGTTAATGAGTTCGGTGTGTGGAATAAAGAACGCAAGATTACCGGCAATACCAGCGATGTTGTCAGTACAACCATTGACGAAAACTTTGTCATCGGGCAAGGCACTAACCCCTACCAATACTGGGGTTTTGACGTTGTCGAACTGTTGCCCAACGGCAACGCCGCTTGGGGTTTCATTGACATTGCAGCGTTTCCAACATTGACCACGATTGAAGGTGGCGGGACTTGTTACAATACGAATCACGTCTCCCGACCGACTCTCTCCGATGATGTTTTTATTCAAAACAACGCTTGCAATACCCGCGCCTACGGACTTTGGTACAAGACCGACAAAAACGGATTACGCTATCCGATTCTTTGCAGCGTCGAATCGCTCACCTTCGGCACCGGCATTGAAACAAGACGGTCATATTGCAATACTGAATGCGATACATCTTGGACAGTGTTTGAGTTCGAAATCACCCGGCAAGGCAGCCGGTTGAAACTGCCGACCATTTATTGTTCGGTAGGAGTGAGGAGAGAGGAGTAAAGGAGTCGCAAGCGTTCCTCTCTCCTTCCCTCCTTTCCTCCTTCCCCCCCCAAAATGAACCCACTTACAAAGCCAACCAGTTACGCTGATTTCCGTGGTTCGCAGAAGCCGGGCTTTGAATGCGGCGGCTGCGGATGCCGAACGCGGTCCCACTTCTTCGTCTGCGATAACGGCGACATCTACAACGTCGATACCAAAGGCGTGATTTGGTACTGCGACAATGCGAGTACCGCATGGGAACGAATCTACAAATGCCGAAATTACATTCCTTGGCAACCGTATCTTTCCCGGTTGGATCACGTCGGTCGAGACGAACAAGGCAGGGCTGGCAACTTTCGTGAGAGCAAGCGAATCCCTTGCGGCAGACCGATGGCGGGGAACTTTTGCGGATTCCAAACCGATATCGACTCCTGCGTTCTTTTCAAAAACGGACAAAAAGTCTACGAAGGCAAGTATGCCAGCGATTGCGATGGTGCTCTTGGTTTCGGCAATCAACTCGGTCTCGACTTTTATGGTTACAGCCAGGGTTATTCCTACAACTACCTGACGGAAACGGGCTGCAACAACAACGAGACTATCGGCAACGATGATCCGATTTATCGCAATACACACGGGCAGTATGATGAAAACTGGAACTTCACACCGAACAATCAATTTGTCCGCGGCGATGTAACGCCGATGTTTAGTGCACTTCGAGAAGGTGGCGATACCGCAACAACTCTTGCTAAAGACACGCTCGGATGGTCAATCAGTTCTGACACCGTCGATTGCTGCGGAAACAGTGCGATCACGTGGGAGACCGGCTTTCATCTTGGAACCAACGAAACTGGAACGACTGTTTGGTTCACCCGCGAACGAATCGGTACAAAGTGGTGGCGATTTGCCGGGAGAGTATCGAGCGTTGAATCACTACCCGACATTTTTCATCAGCAAGACTGGCAAGTCGTTGACGAAAACGGAGAACTGAAATCGCAGAACACGCTGCAAGACATGGATGTCGTTGCGATAACGCCCGGCGATGACTGGGAATCTCTCTGGACTGCCCCCTGCTATTACTTCAAAGATTTTCAGTGGCACGCAGCGGGAACGTATCAAGACCTTGTCATGAAAAAAGGAATCGGCGTTGTGTTTCACGACAGTGCCAAACCAATCGAACATTGCAGTGATCCGCCGGACTGCTGGATCGGCAACGCCCAATCGATTCAATCTTGCGGCGACATCTTGCTTGTCAATGCGAATCAAAAAGGCGTTGACCGGTTGATTTTAAGCGGTAGTACAGTTCTTTATAATGCGGGGCATATTTTACCAAGCATCGAAACATCGCAGCAGGACAGCATTGCGTGTGTACGCAGTTACTATTACTTCAATGCTACGGAATTTGATTCGTCTTTGTGTTTAGACGCTGATGGAATCGGGCTTGTAACCGTAACGAATGAAGATGGCAGCCATACGCAGTACATCGTTTATGGTTCGATTGCGGATGGCTGGACAGTAACGGAAATCATTCAAATCCCTGCTGGAGAAGAAGTGTGGAGTGGTCTTGTCGACGCAGGCTGGGCGGTGAACTGCTGGAATACGGTGCTCGGTAGAGCGATTGACGGCGGTGTCGAACGGCTGATTCTTTACAAAGGCAGCATCATCGAAACATACGCATACCTGTACAGTTGGTATGCAAACACGATCATGCCGCCGCTGCCAGTAGGGGTTATGGGGCAATGCAAACTTGCCTACACTTGCCCGAGCACAACAGGCGAATGGCTCTCTTCATTATTTGACGGTGGGGAGGCGATATTAAGTTGCATGCCGATCACGTGGATTCTCAATGGTGAATTGTATTACATCACTGCAAGACCAAAAGAATCCATTGTAAGAACGACAACCGGCGATTCATATAACTACGATTACTACCAATGCTCTAGAACCGACAAAATCGGCACCAATACATACGAATCAACACTCGAATGGCAAGAATGCTGGGACATCCGCGGGAAACAATTCTATCGTAACATTTCGTTAGGCTGCATTGTAACCGATAGCCGCGGCAATCAGTACGCATTAAACGGCGGGACGTTGCGCACCAGTCCGTTTAATTGCACACAACAATACTCCGGCTGCGATGCGGTGGAACCTTTTGCGGCTGGAAATGCGTTTATTCAAGGGGCAGTTAACACAGCGATTTTTCTGACGGCAACGAAACCGGCTTTTACAGGTTCCGTTCAGTACATTAAAGATGAAGTGCCCGATCCCAATACCGGAAACATCAGCACGCAGAACATTTCATTTAGCAATGATTTGTGGCATTACTTTGTGAAATACAATCCGTCAGGGGATAGTGAATATATTCTGCTCGAAGAGACGTTTAGTACAACATACTGCTTTCAAGGACAGTCGGCGTATTCTTTGGGAAACAATCAGTGCGCCGTCCAAACATCCGATATTGTAAGTCTACCGGTGCCGAACATTGCGGTGTGGAACATGTCAGGATATTGCGGAAACAGTTATCTTGGTGCGCCCGTTACTCCCGATGGAGTCTTGAAAATCAAGACTGCCGGTACCATTGACGCAAGGCCGGACGCAGGTTGTTTCTTGGATTTTAATTCCGTAACAACTTACAAAACGCTGCGAAATATTGCGAATCAGTTGCATTTACGAACCGTCGGGCAAGGAACAATAACCTATTCGGACTATTACCTCGGTGTCGAACGAGTTGTGCTCCCCGACCCATACGGTTACAATCCGGGCGGTTGCGGCAGTGGTTATACCACACCGAGTAAATTCACAACGCATTTTATCGAAACGGTGTTCGAGTATGACAATGTAACCGGTGCAGTATGCGATGTGATTTCGATGAACTATGCCTCTGAAGAAGTTGCCGTTGATCCGCCGTATTACACGGATACGAATGGAAACGGTGAAGGTCCCTGTCAGTCGTATTGCAGTGAAGACTACCCTTGCTATTGTGCAAATCCAAACTTGAGAACGCTGCTGGAATCAACGCTATTTTATAAAGCGTGTCAGTTGGGCTTGCGGGCAAGCATTGTTTGCGGATATTTGCAGGTTCCGCAGAAGGACAATCCGAATCTATGGGACTTGCAGTGGAATGGCAAGACGGTCTACTCATTGCCCGAAGATGCCGGTGTGAGTATCAACTGTTGCGAGGCTGCCTTTGCAATTGTCATTACGGAGACCATTGGAACGAATGTGCGAGTCTTGTACATCGTTGAAGGAATCACCGTTTGGCAAACTTCATACAACACGACAACCGCCGCCGAAGACCGGGACTCGGTTCAATCGCTGCAATGTTGCCGAAGTCAGTCCGTTGACGAAGACGGCAAGCCGTTTTATCGGTATGCTCTTTTGCGAATCAACGAACTCAATGAGGAATTGGTCGATTACAACGGCGAATGGTTCGGCGGCACCGCGGGCAAGCCGATGTCTTGCGAAGCCTATCCGCCCGGCGATCCGCAACTGGAAATCGACGCAATGGCACACGCCGCCGAATACACCATCACATTGACCGACGGAACAATCGCAACGCCGACTCACTGTACTTCGGATTGGATTCAAGAGTTCGGAACAGGGCTTTGCATTCCGTATTGTTGGTACGATGAGTACACGACTTCTGACGGTGTCAAGTTCGCTGGCTTGTATCAGAAGGGAATTGATCACGGCAGTTTGGACACCGGCTGGCGGGTTATTAACGAGCCGATTTATGACAACATCAACCTTGCCAAGAAGCGGGTGAGTGAAACCGGCACCGGTCGGCAAACGATGATTACTTGCAATGGTTCAATCATCGGTTCGAACAAGAATTATGAGGGCATGTTCTGCTGCGGCGATTATCTGCTTGCGGCGTATGTCGATGATGAGTACAAATCGGGTTGGTCGAATCTTGTGGACACCGGCGGTGCTGATGTCGACATTATTGAAACGAAACATGTGCCGTTCCCCGGCTTTGGGGATTCGCAGAGACCGAACGCAATCGAAACGAATGAAGAGGGTTTGAAACTTTGGAAATACTTCAATGCGGTCTTCAGCGATTACAAAGTTGATGTGTTTTATCAGGGCGGCTTGGTCGGCAATTTTTCGGTGAATGATTTTAACAGTCCGATTCATTATGATCATCTGGACATGCAATATCCTTGGACGCTTTTTGCTATCGGCGGCGGGATTGCTCACAGTCCGAATGTGGGCAGCCATCCTGATTGCATGGAGGGACATCCGGTATGTTTGCCGATGAGTTTAACGAATCGGTCGGGCAGTGTGGCAGTGCCGTTTAACAATTCACTAACGGTACTGCGGGGCGGTGCGGTCAAGAGTCAATCATTTTAAGTGAGGTGTTAATATGAAAAAATGGAGTTTAACGAATCGGCGGGAATCGGCGTTGCAAGTTCAAGAGCAGAGCAGTTTTGCGGTACCAGTGGTCTCGCCGTCAGGGCAATCGGCGCAATCAAATAATGCGCCGATTTCTCCGCCGCCTATCAAATACAACCCGCTCGGCACAAACACCGCGGCAAAGCAGTATCGTGGAAACTGCGGTTCTTGCGGTCAAAACAAGACCATACCGAACACCCCGAAAACACTTTGATTCTTTGGACAAAACGCATAAAAGTATAATACATGGTATGAGCACCATTATTTTAACGTTTCTCAAAAGTATCCTGACATCGGCAATTATTGCCGGTGCCAAGAAGTTCCTGTTTTCCAAACTGCCCGATTGGACCAACGCCGAATCGGTGCGGATTTGGATTCTCAAGAATCTGGCGAGTCTCAAAAAGATTTCGGATTCCACCGGCGTGAAGTGGGATGACGCTCTCGTTGCCAAGATTGAAACAATCTGCAATGAGTCGGTCACGTTCGAAGTCATTTACAAAGCCATCGTAGACGAAGATACCGAGCGGCTTGAAACGGAATCGGTCAAGCAAACGCTGCGTCAGCGAATCCAAGCCCGGCTTGGTTATGCACTTTCCGATTCGGCTTTTGAAAATGCGGCAACCGAAATCACGCCGCTGGTCAACGCTATCAAACACCTCAAACAACTCGCACGCTAAATGGAAATATCCGATTTTTTCAAACAAATTCAAGAGCAGTCCGATTTGGACAAAAAGCGGATTGCCGAACTCGAAGCCGTGATTGCAACGATTCATAATGAATGCGAATCGATTGAATTGCCGGTTGAACTCAAGCAAAAAAGTTTAGGGCTTTGGGGACTTGGTTTAGCAGTGTGGACGGGAATTGCCAAAATGATTCCAACCTGCAAAACGGTTCTTTGGATTGCCCTCGCCGCCGGAGTGCTCTTTGCTTTTTCCAATGGCACAATAACGGAGCCGGATCGCAGTGCCCCCACGCCGCCGGTGATTCATAAAGACGAAATCCCGATGACCGCCAAGGAAAAAGAACTCGTCGAATCGGCTATCGAACTGGTTAAACAAGATATTGCAAATCTTGCAATAACAGATTTGCCCACCGCGAAGGCAGCCCTGAAAGCCGAAATGCCGACGGCGGTGCGTGAAGCGGTAATCGCCGAAGTCAAAGCCGAAACCCTCGCCGAACTCCCGGCGGTGCTAGATGATGTAAAAAAAAAGATAGTGTTGCAGAAGAGGTGAGGGGCGAGAGAATAGAGATGAGGGAAGAGGGACGAGAGGCGAGTATTCCAACTCCCTCCCATCTCGCCTCTAATCCCTCTCCTCTCGCCTCTCACCCCTCACCTCTAATCCCTCGCCTCTCTCCCCTAACCCCTAACAACTCCAATGGACGACTACCCCTTTTTAGACGGGCTTTTAGAAACAAGCGATGAAGACCAGCAGTGTTTTGATGAATGTTTTGCGGCTGCTATTCCGCTCGCCGCTCTTTGGAAAGATTCCAACAACGACGCAAAAATCGTTCAGTGGGATTCCGAGTGGGAAAAATATCTCGCACACCGCAAAGCCCTCATTGAAAACGAAGGGCGGGAAAGTTTTCTGCCGTGGAACCTCTACCGGGAATTAAAACTGCAATGGATCAACGGCTATGCTTTTGCACAGAGCACCGGCGATTGTTGTTCTTTCGGACACAAAAATTCTTTGAAGGCAAGCAATTTGGTCAATGCAAAATTAACCGGCAAGCAGCCCATCGAAATTGCCAATTCGATGACTTATGCGATTGCCCGGGGAAACGGCAGAGTCCGGTTCGGCAGCGGATTAAACCTCAATCCGATGTCGAAATGGAGTTCCCAAATCGGCAATTTCTGGACTTCGGATTTTGGAAAATACGACACCGGCAAGTATTGCCGTGATTACAAAAAGGGGAGTGTGCAAGACGCTCACGCATTGCAAACGCAAAGTGTCATTGTGTATTTGCCCGAGCCCGATTTCGATCACGTCTTCGCGGTGTGTGCCGCCGGTTTCGGAATCAATATGGGAACCGGCACCTATCCTATTACAAGCCAAGTGAACTCGGACGGATTGTCAGTTCCGTCTTCTTGGAAACGCGGCGGTCACTCAATGTCGGCGGTTGCCGCTTTCGTTGCATCGTCGGGCACCGAATATGTTTATGTGGAGAACTCACACGGCAACCGATACAAGCCTGATAAACTTTTCGGCGAAGCCCAGCCCGGTTTTTGGTGCAATCGAACGCACTGGAATAAAATGGCGACTTCGCAATACGGCAATGATTATGTGAATGTTGGAGAGTTGCCAAGGAGTTAGAATAGAGGAGAGAGGAGACGCAAGCGTCATTCACTCCTTTCCTCCTTCCTCCTCACTCCTCTTAAGCGGGGTGGTTTTGTTCCTTTCGCTGCCCTGCCCCCGCCGGTTTCTTTGAACTTTCCGGCGGGTTTTTTTGTGCCTCGGCGGGAAAACGTCCCTCTTTTTTGACAAATTTTCTCCCCTTTTTCAAAAGAATTTCTCTTTTTTTCACTTTTTTTCAAAAATCTTTTTTCGCTCAAACCCTTAAAAATAAAGGACTTGCGAGTTTCTAGCCGGAAAAATCGGAACTTTTTTTGAGAATTTTGGGAAAAAACCCCTCCCCCCTATTGCACATTCTATTTTAGGGAGTATAATATACTCATAACAATTAACCAACCGGAGTTTTCAAAATGCAAACTTTCATCAATTCTCTCAATATCGTTCGTGAAACCGAAAAAGCCGTTCTCGTTTCGCTGCTGCGAAACAATGAATGGATGGTCGAAGATCACTTGGATAACACCGTCGAGATTTGGTTTCCGAAAAGTCAAGTCGAAATCGAAGATGGAAAAGTCATCGCAGCCACGGAGTGGATTATCAAATCGAAAATGAAAGAAAATGAAGAATACACCCTTTCGTTTCAAAACTCTTGGAAGGGTTTCGATGAAAAAGAATTAGCAACCGTCGAAGCCGCCGAAAAGAGAGAAGCCGCTTTGAACGCCGGAATCGCCAAATATGACGATTTGGTTGCAAGAGCCAAAGCCGCCGGTTTGCCGGTGAGGGCAAGAATGAAGACCGCCACCATTTTGAAAATCGCAGCAGAGCACGGCATCGTATTATAATTGACGAAACCGCCGAAACGGCGGTCTATCAAAATTGGCTATTTTGGTACTGATGATGTCAAGCCAAACTTTCAAACGCCCAAGGGCAGGAGACAACAATGACCTTACAATCACTCAAAGAATTCGCAGCAGCAATCAATGCAGAAAACGTTTGCAAAAACACTATCGCCATCGTAGGCGATTGGACAACCGATCCTTCGCATTTCGTCTTGCGAATGCGATTATTATTTCCCGAAAGAACCGATGGATTCTATAATTCGGCTCCTTCGAACAACGAAGTAAGAAAACGCTACTGGGTTGCGAAAAAAAGGAATGGCGGATTTATGCCTTTCGATCTCAAATCAGTTTTAACAAGTGAGGAATAAATGACAAAAAAAACAACGAAACCAAAACGCGGTGCACCGAAAAAAGAGGTGTGCCGCACCACGAAAATTAACTTTGCCGTTACCGCTGCCGAAAAAGAGCGAATCGTCCAGCGGGCAAACGCAGCGGGCTTTAACGAGCACACCGTTTACGTTCGGTTGCTTGCGCTCGGAACCATTAAACCGGAAAATTAAAATGCAACATACATTTTCATACGATTACACGCGGCTTTTGAAAGAAATGAAGTCCGAGTTGAGAGACCGCATTTTGCGGCGGTCTTCGACGATTTACATTTTGCGGGGAGAGCCGCTTTCGGTCGAGCATTTCGGAATGGAATTCAAAAATCCCTATCGCCCGATTATCGACTGGTTTTACAAACGCAAACAAGCCAAAGAAGCCGAGCGTGACCGACTTGAAGAAATCACCGTCGATGATCTGCTTGTCGAAATTAAGACGTGGAATCGAATCATCTAAAGCGTTTTGAATACTGTTTTTTCAAGTCCTTAATGGTTTCATGATAAACTGCGTAGTACACCAACACGCAAAGAAAAGGAATTAAAAAAAGCAAACAAAAAACGTTGCATAAATAAAAAGAACATAAAGCGGTTATTCTCAAAAAAGCACTCTCAATGGCTGATATGTTTTGAAAAATCAAATCAGCCGCACCTCCTACAAAAACCGCTACAACTAAACTTAAGCCGCCGATTAAAAATATCAATTTGACGGCAGCAAAATATGCAATCCACGCACACTTGAAAATGCCGCAACCTAGTAAATAATGTCCGAGCCCCGGCAAGAGTGAAGCCAATGAAAGGGTCAGAAACATTTTGTCGATTTCATTGGTTTTCTTTTCAAGACGAACCGGTGCACATTCCTTCTCTTCTTTTATGAAAGGTGATTCATTCTCTTCGGGCAGCGGCACTTCGATGGTTTTTTGCGGAATGGATTCGTTCAAAACATCCATCGCAATCGACTCTTCTTGGTTAACAAATTCAAGTCCTCGCACCATGTAGGCTTGCAACTCTTTGCCGTCGTAGAATACTTTGGTATACGGATTGATCGTCCCCTTCTTTGCCAAATCAAAAAGTTCGACTCGTTTGACATCTTGGATTTTACCGTTGATTTCGACTTGAATCTTTGCCATCGTTATAAAATAAGAAGTGTCCTTTTGCGTTTTTGTACCAAAGATAGCGGAATTTTCAAGAGCCGGGGGAGTAATGCCGATACAAACGTGTTTCACAATTTTTCATTTTCACAACCCGATGATGCATGCACCTGCCCGAAAATCCCCTGATTTAACACGATATTCTGGAAGATTCGCTGACCGATTGCGGTCTTTAAGGGAAAAAAAGAAACTTTCACAAGAAGAGATTGCCAAGATTTTTGGTGTGGCTCTCTCAACCATATACCGATGGGAGTCAGGACAGAGTCACCCAGACCCGGATTTGTTGCCGACTATTGCCGAAGTTCTAGGCTTGTCAAATGTTCGGCTTCTTTTCCCTCTCAAATGACATTCCCATAAGTTGCAAATACATTCCCAAAACTTGCTAATAGATAATGAATTTGCGGGAAATACCATCGCAAAAAAATGCGATGGCGATTCGTTTGTGAATGTCCGATAACCAAAATGTCGGGCATTTATCTTGTTACATCATGAAAAATCTTTCCCTTGCAAAATTGCATGCGTTATACCGGCAAGAGCATAGCCGCATGCATAAAGATGACCGCAAACACACCGCTAAAGCCTTTGCAATTATCGAAGAGTTCATGCCGAAGCAGAGCGTCAAATCCTTCGGCAAGTTTCAGTTCTTACAATTCCGCAATGAGTTGATACGCCGAGATTATGCTCGTTCATATTGCAACAAGTTGCTTGGCAAAGTGAAGGCGGTGTTCAAGTGGGGGGCAACGTATGACTTTTGTTCATCGGAGGTTTATCAAAACCTTCGGTTGATCGACCTGGTCAAGTACGGTGAGGCGAGAGAGGATATTCCACGAAAAGATGTCGAGGATTCCGTGATTAAACAAACGTTGGAACACTTACCGCCGACTGTTCGGGATATGGTTATTTTTCAACGAGTAACCGGCACGCGACCGAGTGAGGTATGTCGAATGAAAGTATCGGACATTCATCAGATAAAACATAACGGACAATCGTTTTGGGTATGTGAGTTGAAAGAGCATAAGACGGCGAGGTTCGGCAAGCAGCGAGTGATACCATTGAATGACCGGGCAATGGAAATCATTATGCCGTACATCACGGAACGAACGCATGAGAGTTTCGTTTTTGTAACGGAGTGCAAGCATGCGTGTTGGACTGTTGATCATTGGGACCGCGTGATTGCGGAGACGATTCTTGAGAATGATTTACCGAAGTGGACATTGTATCAACTTCGGCATACGAAGGGTACGGAGTTGGTAATTAAAGAGGGCGTTGAGGTAGCGGCGGCGGTGTTAGGTAATTCGGTTGTTGTGATGAGCAAAGTGTATGACCACAGCAACGTAGACAAGTTGGTTCGTTCTTTGTCGGTTCAAAACGCTTCTCCGAAGTAGCAGGGGATTCAAAATCCCCCGCCCTCACGGGCATCCCGGTTCAAGTCCGGGATTCGGTAATGGAGTTTATTTCGATTCTAACAATAAGGAGGTCAACATGGCACGCCCGAGAAAAGAAGTCGATACAAGCACTTACGCAGGAAGATTCGCCGTTCAAATCAAAACCATTAGGGAAAAGCGTAAACTGACTATTAAAGACGTTTCCGAAAAGAGCGGGATACCGGCAACCACAATTTACAACTGGGAACAAGGGGTTCGTCCTACCTCGATTGAAAGTTTGCCGTTGCTTGCCGAAGTTTTCAATACCACTGTACCGAAACTCATGCCGCAGAACTAAAAAACGATTATGACAAAAGAGACAGATTTTATAACCCAAAACCGACTCCATGATGCAACACTGTTCCTTCTGAAGGATCAACAGTTTCCTCTTACAAAAGAGGGAATTGCAGATTTTAGAAAGAAATACAAGGAAGTCATAAACCTACTTTCCGGTTATGATTTAAGCAACCCACCAAAAAAACCAGAGGGAACAGCAGGTGTCGAATCCGTCAAGCGATAATACTAATGACTTAATCCGGCAAATGGTAGCCGAATTTTTTTAGAACTGATTCGGCTGTTCCAGTAGAGCCAAATGTTTCTCCGCTCTTTGTCTGTATGACGAAAGAGCCTTCTGGAATATCGGTGGGAACATTTCGTATCGATTCAATGTTTTTGTTGTTAATGTATACAGCAAGTCCTTGTTTTGCTGTCGCACTCTTTAGTTCACATGGAAACTCATTAGTTTTCCAATACGGTCGAATGCGGATAAATTCATTAGTGCCCAGTCCATCATCTTCATGTTTGCTTGAATCGTCTTGAATGTCATAAGTTTTGTTTTGCTCATCTTCTCCACATGAACACTTGCATTTGGTTTCGCCAGTTTCAAAACATGCACCGACTTGTACCGAATCTGTTGCATGATTTACAGTGTATGTAAAATTCTTTACAATTTTACCTGTAAGACTTTCAAGCAACTTTATCCCCTCTGCCAACTCTTTGGCTTGTGTAATCATCTCGGATTCCGTAGGGGATTTGTTTTCTTTGTCGACATTTTGTCTTGGTTTTCCGAACATAAAGAATTTCCTTTCTTGGTTAGAATACATCCCATTATATCATTTTCCTCAACATCGTAATACCCCCTATTGACAGTTTTCCCCAATATCATAAAATACACCCTTGTAACACCAACGGAGCACTTTGAGACAAATCAAAAAGCCGCTTTTCCTGCTCGGTTGGTGTTACAACAAACCTTCGGAAGAGCGGTTTTTTTACGTTACGAAAGGAAACTTTATGAGCGAAAATTGGGAACAAGGCTGCGGCGAGTGCGACTCCTGCCTCGCCGGTTACGGAAAAGAAGACTGTACTGACCACCAAGAAACCGTTGAGAAACCTGGCGAGAACCGTTAGAAACGCAACGTTTCCAACGCAAGACTTTCCGCCTCCCCGCCGGTAGAGGGACTACCGAACCGTCGGGAGCGGGGAGTTTTAAACGGCACAACATAGCGGGATAGAGTAGTTGGCAACTCGTGAGGCTCATAACCTCAAGATCGTAGGTTCGAATCCTACTCCCGCCAATGACAGACGCAAGTATTGCTTTGAAACAATTACCGCGCAAGGTGGTATTTGTCGTCTGTTATTTATGCGAGTTGGAGTAATTGGTAACTCGTTGGGTTGCTTGCCCAAAACAGTTGGTTCGAATCCAACACTCGCCAATGACGGAATAGGTTGATTTGGCAAGACGAAACGCAGACGTGATGATTGTTG